TAGACTTTGCAAGAAAGCACTTTCCAAATACAAAAGTAGGAATTAATTGATATTCTGAATAATATTTACCACATTATTTAAAACCGGGTGAGACTCGGTAATATAAGATACAAAAAACTGATTAAATTATGAATCCACAATGGTTAGAAGATCTTAAAGCTGCAATGAGTCAGTTAGAAGCTGAAACAAGCAAATTCTACGAAAAGGGTAACAAATCAGCAGGAACACGCGCTCGTAAATCTTTACAAGATATCAAAGCTTTGTGTCAAGCAGGTCGTACTCACATTCAAGAGTCTAAAGTTGAAGCTCCTAAAGCTTAATACAAGATCACACGAATTATCATTAAGGGCAAAGTTTTTAAAACTTTGCCCTTTTTTATTGAAACTCCACCAACTTTTTTAGTACAATTTATAAGTAAACATTAAAAATCATAAAGAACAATGGAAGATCTATTCAATCTCAATCCAGATGATTTCTCAGGTAAATCATCTTCTGCCGCCCGCAAGACGGACGACAACATCTACAATCCAGGCCCAGACCAAGGCCAAAATGGAATCTACAAATCGGTAATCCGTTTTATTCCATGGGTAGGAGACCCATCAAAGAGCAAGTACAAAAAGTACGCTGCTAAATTAGTTAACCCATTAACGAATGAGCGTCTAATCGTAGACTGTCCATCAACTAATGGAGGACCTTCAATTCTTTGGTCTCTTGACTTAGAATTGAAAAAATTAGCAAACGAAGAGCCAACTGTAGTTGAAGAAATTCGCAAGTATTTCAATCGTTACTACAATTACTACTCTTGCGTTTACATCAAGAAAGATCCTCAATTCCCAGCGAATGAAGGCAAAATCAAAGTTTATTCTTACGGATACACTATTGACAACTTGATCCAACAAGAGATCAATCCAGAAGCAGAGTTAGTTACGACTCAGAAAATCAATCCATTCTCTTTGACGCAAGGAAAAGATTTCGTATTGGTGATCAAGCGTAAAACAAAAGCATGGAGAGATTTTAGCTCAAGCAAATTCATGAGCGAAGTAAGTCCATTAATCATCACTCACAATGGCAAAGAAATCCCAGTATCAAATGATCCAAAAGTAATGGGATTTGTGTCTGAATATTTCAAAAAGAATTCACCAGACTTAAGTCAATACTTCTACAAAGAATGGACAGATGCAGAATACGAAAAAGTTGCAGAGTTTATCAAAGCAATCGTTCCGTACAAGCAAATCATTGATAACTTGGTTAGCAACTTGAAAGATGAGAAAATGAAGAAATACTTCACTAACTCTAAACCAGTTTCTCGCACAGTTGCACCGGCCGGCGAAGACTTAGAGTTTACTCCAGCTCCAGCTCAAACCAAAAGTGCAAGCGTATCAGTTGACTTAGACATGGATTTCGATTCTACGCCAGCTCCTGCTCCAGCTAAGGCTGCTGCAAAACCGGCTGATGACTTAGACGATCTTTTTGCAGACCTTTAAAAATAACTGAATATCATGTCAGAAAACACAGAACAAATAACCGAGATTGAAGACGTTGCTCAACAAGAGGCAATCGCTGAACCGAAACCGCCAATGGCAACATTGTTAGGCTCAATCAGCTACGAGAACCATAAAGATTACGAAAATTTTCTTAATGGCTTAACTCTTGAGCACGCTGCAATCGTGCTAATCTCAGCGGCAAATTACGCTCACACAAAGGGTGCATTTTCGCTGGATGAGTCTGAGCTAATTGCGAAAGCAATCAAGCGAATGACAACGAAGCCTGAGAACGACTCAGCTTCGAATACTGAACCTCAAACTGAGCAATAAAAATGAATATAGTAATCGACGGTAATGCTTTTCTAAACGTTGCGACAAGTATCGTTAAGAACATCCTCTCTGCAGATAAGCGTATCGGCGAGAAATACTATGTGTCAGATTTATTATCAGATGAAGAATTCATTCTCAAACAGGCAAGCAAAGATGCTTTTAGATCGTTCTCTCTGAATTATTTAGGAAGCATCTTTGCACCGTTTAAGGATAACATTACGTCAGTATTTTTTGTATTCGACTCTAAGAGCTGGAGAAAGAAATTTATCAAAGAACATTTTGCGGAGCACGGTGAAGGCGACTTCAGCTACAAAGGCCAACGTAAGTATGATGACAAAATCTATCTGTTTTTTGATTATTTCCAAAATGATATTCTTCCCACTCTAACTGACGAATACGGTATTCTAGCAAACCGAGTACAAGGAGCCGAGGGCGATGACCTAATTGCTTACATCTGCGAAAATCTTAAAGAAGATATCTGCATCTGGTCAGTTGATAAAGATTTAACTCAATTACTAGAGAGCCGTGACCGTAAAGTTATTCTGCTAATGCCTAAACAGCAAACCAAATTTAAAAAGGTTTACACAACAGAAGATTTCGATTCTCAGCCAGTTCAACCGGATATTGACCTATTTAATTTTGAAATGGGATCGATAGACAACTCAACGGTTGCAAATGTTATCA